TAACATTGAGGCATCCCGTCCCCTCCACCCTCCACCCCTATTTATATAAAAAACCGATGTCTTGCCAAGTCGCGTTTTTTTTCTGTGTTCCCGCAAATTTTTCAATTTGGTGATCCCGCCCATCCCGGCTTGTGATCCCGCTTGTGTAATGTCACACAAGATCAGCCGCCACCCCACTATCATTAGAAATCCCCGCAATCCTAACGTAGTTATTTTCGATGTATCGGAAAGGCGGGAAGTACAAGAAGCGGTCGTACAAACGCCGCAAATACAACAAGAACAAGGTCAGCAAGAAAGTATGGAAGGCGTCGAAGAAAGCCGCAAAGGCGCAGATATACCGGATGTCGGAGACGAAGGTCATCCATAGTACGGGCTACAGTTCGTACATCACCGCGGCTGAATCACAATTCCTTTGCGCCCTACATCCGTTCTATTTCATGACGAATCATAGTCGGGAAGCTGGGCTTGTCGGTAATGAGTTCGACCTCCGTTATTTCGAGCTACAAGGCTCGTTGAATTTCGATGGGTTCTCAACTGCGTTGATGTCGGATGTATGGTTGCGCATTTCTCTGATCCGTACTCCCGAGTACTGGCCAAACGATGCTGGCACACCTGTCAGCTCTACCATTCCTACCAGTACCTACGCTCTGCCGTTATCGGCTGAGCCGTGGTTTTCCAAATTCAATTCCAATTCCGTCAAAGTGTTGCAGACCAAAACCATTAGGTTACCTGGGGCTGCTTACGTAGGCAATCAGACTTCTACGAATCGGATTCACAAGTACAAAAATTTCAAAATCAAATTTCGCAAACTCAAAGGCAAGAAAACCATCATGTCCAACTACGACGAGAACATAGTGGCAGGCGCCGGCAGGCGCATACGCCAAGGGCAGTTCTACATTATCATACACATGGCCTCCGTTAACGCGGTCTCCGGAACCACCTCAACCGATATAGTTAGACGGTGGCTTGATTGGACCTACTCGATGTATTACAAAGATATATAATATACAAACTACATCCTCGCAAAACATGCCGTTAGGGTTCGGCGTATTGCATAAAATGAGTTCTATCTCTTGGGCCCGCCTAGCGCAGCGGGGGTTGGATTCGGCGAATTTCGCCGAATCCAACCCCGCAATGTTTCTGGGGTCCGATGCTGGGTTACACACCCAGATGATCGGTTTCCCCCACATCAATTTACGCTTGTGCCGAAACTTATCGGTAACCGTAAATTCCTTTTGACCACCGAACCATGGTTTCCAAGACCAGTAAGATTTCTCGTTGAGTCTGATGTCGTCGAAGACGGCGTACTTTTTGCTGGGATCAACTTCGTCCAAGTTGAACCATGTTGAGTTGTAAAAGTGGTCACCTAAGCACCGCGCCCACTCGGTTTGCCGAGTTCTCCTCCTCCGATGAGGACCAAGCATTTGGGACGATCTGGTCCCTAGTATCCGAACTATATTAGAATTAGGTATTTGCGAATAGCAAGTGCCCAAAAAACATACCTCGTTGAGAACATCTCTGACCCAATCGTTGCATTCTGCCGGAACAACGAAATCCTCTGGGCCGTATTCTGAGACGTATGTGGCGACGTTGTTGTAATATTTCCTCGCAAAGGCCTCAAACTTGTCATTCTGGAGGACGAAGTCTCTCGGCGCCACACTCTTGGCCTTTCCCATAAAGTCTGCGGCATCGGTAGATGAGTCGATGAGGTCGAGCCAATGTTGTTGCTTATTTGCTCTCTCAGCAACCGTAGGCTCGTCGCCGTGTTCCTTGAACTCGCCGTCCTTTTTCGTGTAGGTGATTTTGTTTGCGACGTTTCGCTCTCCTCTGACTGACTCGATGTTTGGGTGGAGTCCGTCGAAATCGAAGATTCGCTGGTTCCTTGACTGGAACCGCTCTCTGAACAAGATGAAAGCGTGGAAGTGGAATCCTCCGTCGAGGTGTCGCTCTCTAGCGACGACGATGTATTCGATGGCAACGAGCTCGCCTCGTCCATCTTTGAGGGTGGAAAGGAAGTCATAGATACTATCTAAAGTACGTTGACCGACTTGGGAATATGTAAGGAAGACCCGTTTATTGTCAAAACGGAAGGGCATAATTGGAGGGGTAAGAGGGATGCTTT